GCGATGTCGAGGTCGTAGTCGGCTTCGCCGGTCGAGGGCGTCCAGGCCAATTTGGCAAGGTGGACGTCGGCCACGACCAAGACCTGCCAGGCGCCGCCGGCCCGCTCGCGGTGCGGCTTGCGGGCCTTGCGGGCCATCGAGGCCGCGGCGCCGTCGAGCATGGCCTTCACAGCGTCGAGGACGCCAGGGCCTCCGCGGGGCTTGAGACGCACCCAGACGCGGTAGAGCGGCACCTTGGCGTCGCCGCAGGGGGATTCCCAGACGGTCGCCTCGCTCGCGGCGACCTCGTACTTCGTGAGGTCGGCCTCGATGTGCCGGAGGAGGTCGTCCACGGTCTTGATGCCGTGGGAGGCCGAGTGGACGATTGTCTGGTCGCCTTCGACCTTCGTCGTGATCTGCGGCGGCCCGAGGATCGACGGGTCGTCGGCGATCAGCTTTCCAGCCAGTCGTGGACGGTCGTCCGGCCGGGCAGCGGGTCCACGCCCAACTCTGCCAGAGCCGCGATCAGCTTCTTTGCCATCCGGTTTGCCGTGACCTTGTACGTCCCGTCGCGCCATAGCCGTTTGGCCTCCTGAAAGTCGGCTTGATCGTCCTCGGGCAGGTCCAACAGCCACCGGAACCTAGGTCTTACGGGGCGGGCGAGTTCCCGACTGAGGCGATCGAGGAGCCTTGGGGGCTTTGTTGCCATGGGTGGGCCTCTTTGGGGTCCGCAGCCAGCCGATGTCGTCTTGGGGCGGCATATTCGGCAGGCCGTCGACATCGCTGTCGAAGACCTCCTCGGCCTCCCCGACGTCGAAGCGTTTTTCCGGCGGCGATGTCATGGCCGGTAGCTTACCATGCCCCTCGGGCGTGGTGTCAGGATGGGGGGTTTCGTGCGGCCCGACGGGCCTTGGCGATGGCTCGCCGGACAAACAGGGTGGCGACGGCCTCGACGAACGGCAGGCCACGCTCCTCGGCTGCTTCCCGCAGCCACCCAAGGACTTCGGGCAGGTTCTCCTCGCACCAGTCGGGGCCACGCTGGTCCATCAGGCGAGCGCGGGCGCGGCATTTGCAGTTCTCGGAGCCACGGAGTCCGAACCACGACAGCGACCGGGAGAGGAAGTGCCCGGCCCCGCGGTAGCCGCGGCAGGTGGCGTGGATCGGCAGCGTGTCGGTGACGACCTCCTGCCAGCAGCGAGTGCAGCGGTAGCAGGAGGGACCGCAGTGGGCGTCGAATTGGCAGCGCATCAGAATCGCATCGTGAGTGATCGGGACGGGGAGAAGCTCTGCGAAGTCTGACTCACCAACGCATTGTTAGAGTTTCTGTATGTCAGAATGAGAGAGTTAATCTGCGCGTTTCCAAATGTGGTCGTTGCGTTAGTGAAGCAGTCTGTACCGTTAATCGCAGGCCCACCGGAGCCCAGGCTCGCTAAGTAGACGGTCGTGAAAGTTCCGTCTGTTTGATTTGTGCGAGCCTTTGTTATCATGTTCACCACAACAAAGTTGGGCACGCCGCTGCTACACCCCAGCCCACCGTAGCCCCACACACGACCGTCAAACGACATTCCGATGTACTGTGCTGCCGTGGACGGAAAAGAGGAAATGTCGTCGGAGGCTATTGAGTAATAAGGGGACGTCTGCCCCGACGGCTTTTCGTTCGTCTGGTTCATGACAAACGTTCCGGTCAGCCTAGATGCGATCTCTCCAAAGTTCTGACCAGACGGCACGGATAGCGTGTAGACAAAGCTCGACGGATCGCCGCTGGGGCAGCAGTACGGCGGGTTGCAGCACGGGCAAGCCACACGTCACCTCACGCCAGCTTGACGATGGTCGTCGTATACGTTGACGACACGAACGAGAACGACGCCGTTGTGTTGGTCTTGCCGATCGTGATCGCGCAACTCGTCGTATTGAGTGACGCCGAGATCGAGACGTCGGTGATGACCGTGGCCGAACTCACGCCGGACACGATGATCGCCGTGGCGGGGACGACCTCCCAGTTCGCCAGGAACCACGTCCCGCCGTCGTTGGCGACGACGCAGCCGACCGACGACTTCCCGGCCGGCGGGGCAGGGTAGTCGATGAGCGTGTTGGACGCCGCGACCGTGCCGCCGGCGTTGGTGAGGTTGACGGTCTTCGTGACTCCCTTCGACCACGGGGAACTGAATGTCCCCATGCGAATCAGGCCGCCGGTGGCGGTGTTGAGAAACGGCTGGATCAAGTACCACGCCGTCCCGTCCTTCGCGACGGCGCAGTTCTGCGTCGCGCCGCCGGCCGGGAGGTCGCCGAACACATTCGTCGCCAGCACCGTGTACCCCGTCACGCCGACGTTCGTCAGGGTCACGGTGTTGGAGGAGTTGATGCTCCAGGCCGCGGTGCCGAAGGTGCCGATGCGGAACACCGGCGGGTTGTCGGGGTTGTCGAAGGTTGTCCGCAGGAGAGACGTGGGGCCGTTGCCGCCACCCTGCATCGCATCAACGACGCGGAACGTCTCTTTGAGCTTGTTGCGAACGCCCTCTCCAATCAGGAAGCCTTCGGCCATGCGTCACCCCGTAAGCCGAAGGCCAAAGATTGCCCGCAGGTCCGCTTCAGGCTGGACCTGATACCGAACTATGTACGGCGCGAGGTACTTGCCATTGACGAGGTTCGTCAAATCCCTGGGAGTACCGTCGCCATTGAGTGCCACGGGGGCGGAAGCCCGCACCTGCGTCCATCCACCGTCCCGGCCGGGCACCGAAACCTGCGCGGCGCAGAGCGTTCCTTGGGTGTTGTCTGCGTAGGCGAACGGATATGCGATCTGGCAGTTCACCTGCTTGAGCGCGAGTGCCGCCTGATCCACGCCAGCGGTGCCTAGCCCGCCGTTCTTGATTTTGTAGCCTTCAAGGACTTGAAGCCTGTCCCACCCGATGTCGGTCGTTAAGAACGTCGTCTTGTCTGCCGCCTTTGGCACAGTCACTGAGTTCCTTTTGTATGACAGCGAGTACGTCACCTTATATCCATTCCATACCTCACCCAAAAACGGCTCGGCGGTCGGCTCGACGTCAACCGATCGAACGAGCAGCGTGTGCCGCCTGCACAACAGCGAGCCTATTTGAACGTCGATTGAGTTGATGTAGCTTGCGTAGTTGTGGTGCGACATCGGGTCAAAGTCGGTAAGCTGCGTGATGCGAATATCTGTCACCGATGCTTGTATCGTGACGCCTTCGTAGGGCTCTGCGTTTGGGTTTGTCGGGGTTGCCCAATCGCCGATATCGACAGACGACCACGCTTCGTCGGCGACAATGTACGATCGCCACACAGATGCTGGCGCTTCCACTAACGACGAAGACGTCGTCCACGACGCAGGCCGCTCACGGGGATGCTGCTGCTTCGGGTTCTTGTGCGATGACGAGGAAGAGACAGAGAGATTCGATTTGTAGTTGAAGGTGATCAGCGTCACCATTCGACTGTCGCCATCGAACTTGGCGTTGAAGTCGGAGCAGACGAGATTGACGTTCGTCGGGTGCCGGCTGCCGACAAACGTCCCGCAGAATGCTTGGGGGTCGAACGACTCCCCAGGCGAGTTCAGGATCACTTTGTAGACGCGAGTCGCCGTGTCTGCGATCGTGGCGTCCTCGGCCGTCCTGGCGAACGACTGGCCCTGCGTGAGTTCGGTAGCGAGCTTCGGCATGATCAGCCCTCCGTGATGTCCACGCGAAGGATGGCACCGGACGCCCCGGTCGCCTGATAGCTTGTGCCGGAGCTAAGACGGAACATCCCCGGCTCGCCGGGGCGAAGCGTGGCGAAGGAAATCGCCGCAGACCCGGCAACGGCCGAGACGACAACAGTGGATGTCGTGTCCGGTGACAAATTGCGGAACATCGCCATGCCGACCGACGTCAGGTTCGCCGTAGACAGCGACGTCGCCGAACTGTTGACGGTGTAGGTCGTTGACTTGAATCCGGTCTGACTCATCGTCGCGGTGACGTTGTTGACGTAGATGGACTCGGTCAACAGCCCGCGAGAGACCGCAAGCGACATTCCGAGGGTCAGGTCTGCCATGGGACGGTTTCCTTAGAGGTCAACAATGATTCCGTTTTGCTTGGCGATCGCGATCAGGTCGCGAAGAAGTTCGCTCTGCGTCTTCAATTCGTCGAGGTTCTTGTCTTTGCCGGCGTCCTCGCCGCGGAGGAGGCGGTTGAGTTCCTTCTGACCCTCCGCGGTCGACGTGTCGCTGGCCTGAAGAGCCGAGTAGTAGGGCGGGTTGATCGCCGCGGCCCGCTCGGCGTTCATCTGGGCGACGGCGGGCGCGGCTTCCATGAGCCGGTTCTTGACGAACTGCTGGAGAAGTTCGTTTCGGTTGGGGCCGGCAGCGGCAAGCGAAGCGTCCTCAAAGTCCTTGCGGAACTTCGCGATTCGCAACTGAGAGGGCGAAGCTACAAGCTCGACGCCACGCTCAATCGATCGCTTGCGAACCTCGGCGGCACGCTCGGCCTCTCGGGCGGCCTCCTGCTTAACCTTCTCTGCTGCCTTCTCGTCTCGCATGAACTGCGAAGAATCGGACAAAACGTCCGTGGCTCGCCCGCCAAGAGCCGCAAGCCTCTTCTGCATTTCAGCGGGCGTCGCCGCAGACTCCATGGCCGCAGCCATCTCTCTTCCGATCGCACCAAGTCGTCCTTGAAGGTGAGAGGCGTCGGAGCCTTCCATACTAGCCAGATCGCTCTGCATACTCGCAATCCGAGACCGGAGGACTCCGAAGCCCTCAACTCCCAGCGACCTCGCGTCGTCGCCTGCGATCTTTATCGCCATGTCGAAGATCGCAAGCTGGTCGCTGATGCTCCGAAACGATGCCTCCAGAGGCGGGAGCGACTCTTGTATTGTTTTCGTGTAGTTGGGCGTGTTTCGGATGGCCTCGATCATGGAAGCAAGCCCGCCAAGTCGTTCACGCATCTCTGCCGCGCCGGTATTAATCTTCGCGATCGGCGTGCTGGCGGCGACGCCGCGGGCGGCGGCCTCAACAGTTGACAAATTAGATGTGTCCCTCTCCCTTGCCTTCGCCAGCTTGGTTGACAGCTGAAAGCGTCGGACAGAGTCATTTTCGCCGGTCAGGCTTTTCTCAAGGTAAGCGATTTCGGCGCGAGAAGTCACCCCCATCGGAGTGCCTGCGTACATCTCGCCTCTCGCCGTCTTCTGCTGCTCTCGCAGGTCGGCCGCGGCGTTGCTCGCCTTCTGCTTTTCGGCATTGCCTGGCGCAGCCGTGGACTCAACTATTTCTCGCGTTAGCCCCTTGTAGGTATCCGCAAGTGCCTGAACGAGCGACTGCTGCCTCTCCAGCGACGAGTTCATTGAGTCAACGGTGGCCTTTAGTTCGGCCTGCTTCTTTTCAGCCTCCGCGGTTGCGCCAGTGAACTTCCTCACCATCAAGACCGCTTGTGTTAGCGACGTAACGCCAACAACTGCAAGCAACCCAAACGTCGACCCAATGATGAAGCCGAGTTGGCTAAGATTGTTTCCGACGGCACGCAATCGCTGCTCAAAGTTCCCTGTGACTGAGAAAAAATCGTCAACAGCATACGACGCTTGCTGGATGGCGAGCGAAAACTTGTCGGCGCCCATTCGGCTGATGTCGCCGGTCTGGGCGGCTCGCTTTGCTTCTTTTTCCTTCTTCTTGTTGTAGTAGTAGTTCGCCGGCAGCATGGTCATCGCGCCTTCCAGCCGATCTGCAGGAAGATTTGAGAACCGACCTTCATTTGCCTGTGTCCGTCGGTGCTGATTGAGGTTCGACCGCATTCCCTCGTTTTCCGCAAGGAGCGCAGAACGCTTTGCGGCGACCGATTCTTCGGCCGCCTCTCTTGCGGCTCGCTCCTTCGCGATGGCGGCCTGCTCCTCGGCGTGGATTGAAGCGGCGACCTGTTCTTGGCGCTGATGAAAGGCCGTCAGGTCTGCGTCGCGAACGGCTTGGATGCGTTGCTGTTGTTGAATCGCCTCCTGCGCAGCCTGGGCCTCGCGGCGGCTACGCTCCTCGGACTGAAGACTCACCGCCGATCCGAGTCCGGCAAACATCATGTCTTCGCGTCTAGTGCCCTTGTCTCCTCGCCCGATAGCGCTCAGTTTTTCCCACCCAGCAGACATCGTGGACGCCTTTGCGAGCGACGCGCCCAGTTCGTTCACCTTGCCGATGAGCGACGTGATCTCGCCGCTAGCGACGGAAGATGCGTCGCGCGCCATCCGATCAAAGAGGGCCTGCGACTCCGCTTGAATGGCGACGATGCGCGGCTCAAAGTTGGTCCGCAGAATCCCGCCTGTCTTCTCAATCTCAAGAGCCAGCTTCTTGACGGGATCAGCGATGTCATCCCGAATCTGCAATCGCTTGCCAAACCCATCGGCGTCAAAGTTCTTGACGGCCCCCATCTGCGCTGCGGCCATGGCGCGGGCTTGTTTTTGAGAGGCCGTGTAGATGTCGTTGAACGACTTCTCGACGGACTTGTTCGTGTTCCGAAGAGTTGTCTCAATCGACCTCAGGGCGTTCTCAAACGGAGCCGCGAAACCGCTCTGCACCTTGGACGCAATGTCCGTGGTGTTGACGGTGACGAGCGCTGAGATTTTCCCGAGATATCCTGAACTCATCACACGCTCGCGTTGATGTCTTCGCCGGGCTTCTTCGTGAGCTTCATCAACTCAGAGATGATCTGGTCTTGCGTCTGATCGACCTTCCTCGTTGCCGGAATGAATGCTGACTCGTCCGGCACCTTGTTGCCGTAGTTGCCAGAGGAGGCCATGATGATCCGGCAGATTCTTGCGGTCTGCTGCCAGCCATCATCGAGCGGCCACCGCTGGTCGTATGCGTACCACTCGGATAGCTCTTGCGAGTCCATTCGCGAGAGCATCTCCGAGACCGTCATCCCGCCGAGGGCTAGCGCGAGGCGGTGGTAGAACCGTCGCTCTGGCCGCTCGGCGAATCTTTTCCCAGCGCGTCGACCGCCTTCGCCGACAGGTAATTGATGTCCCACGCCCTGTCGAACACGCGAGCCAGGACGTCGCCAGACTTCTCGCCAAGCTGCGAGACCTGATCAGGCGTGAAAAGCAGCGAGCCTCGCTCGTCGCAGAGGGAGAGGACGAGGAACCTGCACCGGACGGCGCGGTCCTTCTCCTTGTTGATCCACTCCTCAAACTGGTCGCGGTCGGTGCCGCGAAGAACTCGGACGTACACAGTCCCGCCCCACTCGGGAACCTCGACGGGCTCCACCTTGGTGTCGTTGGCGGAAATGATCTGACTGGCAGAGAGACCGGCCATGAGAAGACCTCGTTCAAGAGCCGTAGTAATCTGTCATCACGAAGTTCAGGGAACCTCGCACGACATCGCCAGACCTGACTTCCGTGCTGGCTGATTCAAGAATGACGTTCCTGGTGACGCTGTACCCCGGCGAACCGAAGACAAGCGGCCCCCGAACGCCAATCACCGCTTGGGGGTCGATGCCCCCATAGATGTGGACGTAGTCGACGGTCACGCTGCCGGGGCTTGTGGCTCCCGTCGGCACCATGACCGTCGCACTCGCGGAGTCGTTGATTCCGGTCATGTCGACAATCTCCGCTTTCGGAGTGTTGATCGACAAGCCGGTGATGATCGCCACCGCCCCGTTGAATGTGAACGTGGCGCCTTGCGCTGTAACGCCGGCCATGCTTCACGCTCCCGTCGTCAGGCAACCTTGAACGTGACACTGCCCTTGATGAGATCGCCGACGGAGCCGCCGGTACTCGCCGAGGTGATCGTCGAGTTTCCCGAAAACGACATGGGGCCGCTGATGGAGAGCGCGCCAGACGTGCCGGCCGTGAGGACGGTCGTGGAGATGACGTCGACAGACACTTCACGGTTGGTTGCGAACCCACCAACGAACTCTTTGCGTCCGTTCGGGGGGATGCCGAGGTGACTGCCATCGATCAAGTCCTGCTGGTCGCTGACCTGAACGCTCGTCACCGTAAGGACGGTGCCGCCGAAGGAAACCGTCATGCCCTGTGCGGAAATGCCTGCCATCTAAGAAGCCTCCTTGCGTGTTATCCGACTGATTCCTGCCACCGGACTTGGTATGCCTGCCTGACCTCGTAGGCCGGTGGAAGCTGCGCTCCCTGGACTGATGGGTCCAAGAAATCGTCAAGCTCCGAAATCAGCCTCATATCTTGTATTGTAGCGTTTGCGAGTGTGCCGGTGCCGCCATCAAGCGCGAGCCGAACCTCATCGGCGACCGCTCGGGCGGTGTCATAGTCAAGCGCCCAGCAGGCAATCTGAATCGTCGCCACCGGGGCGTAGATTGGCCCGCTGCTTGTGATCGTCGACTCTCGCGAGATGTTGGCCCGTCGGTAAAGAAGGAACGGGAACGGAGCGTCTTTCGGCACCGCCAGCGGGTACACGTTGAAGCCGACGTACCTTGCCACCCGCGGCGAGGTTATGAGCTTGAGGCTGATGTGCTGCTCTGGGGAAATGATCATGCGGCGTATGCCGAAACGGCATTCCTCAGAACGCGAACGACTTGGTTGTAGACGTTCATCCGGTGATTCGCGATCGACTCCTGCATCCAGTGGTGAGCAGGCATCGGGGCGATCACCTCGCCGGGCTTGAGCGTGATCGGGTGCTGCGGCCTGCCGTCGCCGCGGGGGCCGGGGCCGGCAAAGTCACGGGAGTAGCCCGGCCTGCCCGCAGGTTGACTCGCTCGCTCTCGCAGGCTCCCCATGAGGAAGTAGTAACCGCGGCCCGCATTGGCGAACGCCTCGTCGTTCATGCGGCCGACCTTACGCATCGGACCCATGCGTCCGTTGATCTTCTGGTGGACGTTGACGTAGGTCCGGCGGCCCTGCGTTCCGGGGCGTCGGGCGCCGGTCCCAAACTCGATGAGAAAACTGTGATTCCCAGAGCCGCCCTCCTCGGAGGCGCCGCCGTTGCCTGTGCTTTTCGGGCCGACGATCGCGACCGCGACAACGCCGCCGCTCTTGTTTTCGTACCGCTTCTTCTTGGAGTCGACCGACTTCGCGAGGTTCCCCGTCGCCATGTGGATCGACGCTCGTCGCTTGTAGTCGTCCCCGATGATCTTAGCGCCGCTCTCGACAGCGTTGAAGAGAACGGCGTCGCTCTCAAGTACCCCGACGAAGCCCTGAAGTTGCTGGGCAAGCTCCCTAATTCCGTTGACCCGAACGCCGACGAACCCCTCGGCCGTCTTCTTTGCGGTCAGGCCGGAGGACAGGACTCTCGCGAAGGCGCCGTAGTTGGTTCCGACAGCCATCACGTCACCTCCTTCGCCAGAATCTCATGGATCGCCCGAACCTCACGCTCAACGATGCTGGAAATCTCCATCACGCGGCTGCGCCACACCATCCGCCATGTGTGTTCGATGCCAGGATAGAACCGGATGCGGACCTTGTGGCTCACGATCGCGTTGGCCTGCATGGCCTGGAGGATTTCGCGGGACGAAAGGCCCAAGACGCTGGCCCACACCTCGGCGACGTCCTCCCACTCCAGATTCGCAGACCCCATGCCCGTCCGGTTCGTTGCCGGCTTCTGGAGAAGCACCCGCTCGCGCATCATGCCGGCACTGATCATCAGCCCACCCACAACGCCGTGTAGGAGCCCTGGCCGCTCACCGAGGCCACCGTGACCGTCGCCGTGACCGGCAGGACCGCCACGCGGCCCGCGGAGACGTCGATCGCCCCCGCGAGCCTGAGCGACTGAGCCCCTTCGTTCTTGACGACCAAAGTCGACAGAACCGTCGGGCCGGTGATCGACACCGCCGACGTGCCTACGGTCGCTGATCCGATGTACCGAATGACGTTCGGCTCGATGAGGAAGTGGTCGGAGACGCTGTTGACGACGAACGTCGCTGTTCCGGCGTCGTGGCAGACGAGATCGACGTCGAGCTTTGAGCGAAGTGTCATCGGAATACCTAGTTTGCTACCTAATTCCAGCCCGCTACTACCTAAATACCCCCAGGTCAGCCGCGGCCAGCAGCGTGTCGAACGTCTTCGGGATCGTGCCGTAGGTCCCCGGCGCCACGATCTGCCGAGAGTCGTACCAGTGGGCGACCAGCATCATGATCAGGTGCTTGTAGACCGGCGGCACGCTCGACCCGTCGTCGCCGAAGCCGGCGGTGTAGTTGATGACGACGCTGTTCTCGTCGCCGCGGACGCCCGGCCATGTGTCCGACCAGTTGGGGTAGATGCGGCCGGGGACCGTGCGGGTGTCGACCCTGAAGTCTCCGGCCGCGCTGCTCTTGGTGGACGTTGCCCCGTCCCCAAGGCGATAGGTCACAGTGATGTTGGCCGCCTGGAGCATCGGCCTGGGCAGGACGATCGCCCAGACCGGGAAGAGGTCGTAGGACGCCTCCCAGACGGTCGTGAGAAGCGTGATGTCGAGGATGTCCTCGACGTACTGCCTCGCGACGGCGATCAACGCCTGGATGTAGGCGTCGTCGGCCTCGGTGTCGACGCGGGCCTGCACCTTCGCCTCGGCAAGCGACACCGGCTCGACCGCCGGCTGCGAGATGCGGACGAGGCTGCGGAACGCCGTGATCATCGGCGTCGGCCGCTGCGGCGATCCGAAGACGATGTAGTCCATGAGCTACTTCCTCTTTCCGGCCACGGCCGGCTTGGGCGCCGGCTCGTCCTTGACTTCCTCGATCATCCGCCTGCCGATCAGGATTTCGCACATGCCCGGCGGCCAGTTGTCAAACACCTGACCGACCTCGTAGCCGTCGAACCCGATGAGGATGCGAATCTTCATACTTGCCCCCACGCCTTCTCCGGCGCCTTCTGCCCGTGTGCCCAATAGTCCGTCGTGTGCTGGAGAACCTTGCAGTCGGATACCTGCCGCGACGGCCAAGTGATCATCAGTTCGGCGTGGCCGACGCTGACGTGCGTCGCCAGCCCCAACTTGTTGCCGCTCTTGCGAAACTGCTTCCAGAAGTGAATGTCGGCGTCCATGTGGCCGCCGTTGAACGTGCCCTTCTCGTTGGCCGTCTCGACGAACCATGGCCGTGGCGTGGCCTTCAGGGCCGCGGCCCGAATGAACGTCAGGCCGAAGTGAGCGGTCTCAACCGGCTGCACCGGCTTCTTGAACCACTCATCGCTGACTTGCGTCTGCTCGTCCGGCGTCGAGCCCGCCAGAGCGAACATGACCGCGTTGGCCTCCCGCTTCACTTGGAGCGGGGCGATCGCGTCGACTCCGCTCCACATCGCAAGCGTGAGGAGGGCCTCGACGGTCTTCGCGCTGAAGATCGTGTCGTAGTCGATGGTCAGCACCCAGTCGGCGTCCTCGACGACCGACTCGATTGCCATCTGGAGGCTCTGTCCCCAGTAGGCTCCCGTGACCTTGACCGGCGAGATGCCGTGTGGCGCCAGGGCCGACGCCACGCAGAAGAAGTTGTCCGTGAAGCCCAACCGCGGCATGGACATGACCGCGGCGACCTTCACTTCGGCTTCTGTGTTTCCGACGCGAACCAGCATTTTGACGCTCCAAGTAAGGAGCGGGCGCGCTTCCCTGCGCCTTGCCGGCCGTCAATGGCCGTCCCGCATGAGATCAGCCAACCACCCAACCGATGACACCAGCGTCCGCAGCCGTCACGGGCGAGTTCTCGCCGCGGAACAGGCGGGCACAGATACCGACGTTGATCGAAGCCGACGGCGTGCAGGTCAGCTTCAGGTAGCGCCGCGTGGTCTTCGCGTCCACGTCGAGCTTGTAGACCACCTCGGTGCTGGTGGTCGCCGTCGCGATCGTGAAGTCCGTGCCGCCCGTAAAGCCGGGGACGGCGACGAAGGTGGAGTTGTCATTCGACTGCTCGACCTTCAGGACCGACGCGAACGTGGTGGCCGCGTTGGCCGCACGCACCGCCGCGAAGCTGACGCCGTCGTACCCGAGGGTGTCGACGGTCAGGGTCACGGCCGAACTGCCGACGGAGGCGGGGAGGGCCACCGCCATCTTTTCCATCTGTGCATGGATCATTGCTCTGGATGCTCCTGTGAGAGGTCTAGTGGGGTAGATTCAGGTTCAAGACGCGGCGGTCTTGAGGGCGGTCACGGGGCCGGCGATGTCGGTGCCGGACGGGTCTTTCGTGCCGAGGGTGTGGTGGACGATGTCGAACCGCATCGTGCCCTGGAGGAGCAACTGATCGGTCGTGGCGTAGACTTGGTCGTACATCCGCACCGAGAAGTCCCGGCGGCGAGCGTAGATCGAGGACAGCCCGAGGTTGCCGAACAGCACCTTGACCTGCGAGGCATCGGAGCCGAGGGTGCTGTTCATCACATGGACCTGATTCACCGGATAGCCGAGGAAGTTCTCGGTGATCCCGCCGCCGAGGTCGGCCACGGCGTTACCGCCGGCGGCGTAGCGGAGGCGAGCCATCGAGGCGGCGTAGCCAGCCGGCGAGATGTACCACTGGGCACCCTGGCGGGCGTACAGCGGGAGCTTGCCGATGCACTTGAGGAAGTCGTCGATCGTCAGCGTCTCGAACGAGACGTGGCCGGTCGCCGCGGTCTGGAGGGCCGCCGGGTAGCTGTTGCTGGCGAGCTTGCTGACAAGCCCGTAGATGCCGCCGTAGGTCGACGTCCCGTCACCGATCCATCCGCACTGGTCGATTTGAAACGCAAGCGAGGTAGCGAACTCAGTCGCCACGGCGTCTGCGATCGAGATCAGGCTGTCCTCGACCACTTCGCTGGACATGCGGCTGGAGACGGCGAGCTTCTTCGCCACAAGCTGCACGTTGTTGTAGCTGGGCTGGCTCTCCGTCACCGCCACGCCTTCGCCGATGAAGTAGGCCGTGGTGCCAGTCACCCGCTTCGGGATGATCATGGTGTCGCGGTTCATCGTCACCTTCTCGACGCTCGACGCGGCGAAGGTGCCGTAGTTTTCGACGAGCCGGATCACGCGAGCAGCGAACTCCTCGGGGACGAGGGCACCGCCGGCCGAGTTGGTGTTCTCACCGAGGGCACGGGCTTCGACGCCGTGATCCTTGCACCACTGGATGTCGTCGGCGTTCTTGAAGACGTGGGCCTTGAGCCACCGACCGCAGCGGTAGGCGACCTCGACGTCCTCGGGACGCTCGTTGAAGGCCCGAAGCTGGGTGTGATGGGGGACGTGAACGCCCCGAATCTCCAGGTCAGCGAGGGTCTTCTTGGCCCGAAGCTCCCGAGTCTCCGGCTCCTGCGGGGCAGGGGCGGCGGGGGCGGTCGCAGCGGCGGGAGCGGCCTGATCGATGGTCGAGCGAAGCTCGGCCTCGGCCTTGGCAATGTTGGCCTCGAAATCGAGGGCCTGACGGACCTCGCCGGACTGGGCGACGAGCGCCTTGAGTTCCGCGTCCTGCTCGGGAGTGCGGTCGGTGATGTCAGACAGCGCCCGCATCTGCTTGGAGACGGCGGCGGCGCGGTTCTGAAGATTCTTGAGGTGCTTGGACATGGTCGGCTTGCTCCTGATTGTGAGCCAGCCAACGCGGGTGTGCGGCGGCTGGCGGGTGATTTGCCCGCTAGCGCGCCGCGACCTGAGTCCTCAAGTCACTCGCACTGCTCTCCGCAACGTCCGTCGCGGAGCATCAATGTCTGATACTTTCAACCTACGTTGTTGCGCTACTGTCGTGCAAGTGAGTCTCCAGCACGATGGCATCAAGCGCCGCGATGGCTGCCAGCGCCGCCGCGTCATCACGCTGCTTCTGCGTCGGCTCAGTCGCTGCCGGCTCCTCGATGACCGCCTCTTCACGCTTCTCGCCAGCGGCAGGCGCGGCGTTCATGTCGTCCATCGCGGCCATGGCGGTCTTGCCATCGTGACGGCACATGATCATGCCGGTCTTCTCGTCCATGTAGTGGCAGTCGTCGGCGTCCCAGTCACCCATCTCTTCGCCGATGTCTCGGTAGGCGCGGCACAGGGCCATGTCTCGTTCGGTCATGTCGGTGTCCTCGTAGCTAGTGGGAATGGCGTTGTCGTCGTCGTTGGGATATTCGGCGGGGAGATTCGCGGCTCGCTCGCCGCCGGCGTTCATCTGCTCGACGAGGCTGTTGGCCCATGATCTGCCGGGATCACCTCCCCACAGCAGCCAAGCGATGTGGCCCGCCGAGGGATACCCCGCCTCGCCCGCCGACCAGCCTTGGCCCTTCTTGTCGACCTGATGGCGGTCGAAGTACGCCTTCATTCGGCGTGCGGTGCTGGGGCTGATCGTCGTTCCGTTGCTCAGATCGCGAGCGCGGGCGACGCCGATCGCTGTCCCGCCGCGGTTGAACTCGCGACGCAACTCCAAACCCCTTGCGGCTGCCTTCTGGACGCCTTCGGGGGGCGTGAAGTTGATGTCGGCGATGGCTTTTCTGGCCTCGATGCCGAGTTCTTCCATCCGGCGATGAATCCACTTCTCGCCGCTGTCGCCGCCGGCCATTTGCCACTCGATCCAGGGGAGTGTGCCTGTCCATCCGGGGTTTTTCGCCGCCGCGCACCGCTCCATCACATCCGAGAGGCGAGAAACGTCCTCAACGACGACGATTTGGCGGTCGGCGATGCGTTCGGCGAGCGAAATCAGCATCGGATCGACCTGCTTGTCGTTCGCAGCGGCCTTCAGGCCGCGTTTTGCCGCGTTCGACATCGTTTGGTTGGGGCGATACGCCTCGCCGACGGCCATTTCCATCGCCCGACGGCTCACGACGACGCTGGAGGCGTCATACGCAGGCCGCGTGACCACAGAAACGTCGTCGAGGAGGGAAATATCGGTGACAGTCCGCTTCCGCAGCCCCTTCGGGCCGGCTTCCCACCGCTCGCCGCCGTTCGTCGCGGCCCGGTCGACCGCAAATGCGAAGCTTGACGCCTTCACGGTGCGGTTTTGCACCCATGTCGTGACGTCGCGGGCGACGGAAGTGTCGTCGGGGTAAGCTTCGTAGCGCAGACCGTAGTCATCGACCGACAATTTCAGAGTCCCGTTGCTCGTATTGCCCAGGATGAGGCTGCGATCGTGGTTGAAGAGGGCGTAGACGTCGGGATTCTTGCCCAGAACCTTGTCGAAAGCCCGCTTGTCGATGACCTCAACGAACCCGCCGAGGTTGTTCGACTCGCTGTCGAACACGGCCGCGTAGCCGCGGAGGACCGGAAGCCGCTTTCCGGTCGAGGAATCCTCGCGGAACTCCACTTCTGGGACCGAGTCAATCGTCCGGCGTTCGATGTCCATGGTCAGACCTTGTTCGCGAGGTAGTTTTCGAGGCCAAGCTGCTCAATGACGAGCTTGGTAGCCTCGATTTCAGACACAGAAGCCTCGCTGCCCTTGAGCAACTTGGCAAAAAGCTTGGCGGTACGCTCGTCGCCGGCGTTTCGGGCAACGATGATGTTCGCTTTCTCAGCGTTCAGCACACCACATTCAAAGGCGTAGTTGGCGTCGAGGATGCCTTCGTAGTCGTGGCGCGGCCATTCGGGAGCCGCATGCTCGTAGCCGGGCTCGACGTCGTAGTATTCCAGCCGCGCAGTGACCTTCTTGAGGTGCCCACGCTCCTCTTCGACATAGGCGTCGAACTCTTTGGCGAGCTTGGAGTACCCCCATCGCCTGAAATGCTCGGCCTGGGCCTGATACTGCTCGATGGCGGTCAGGTGAAGGCTCCGAGAAAGCTGGAGCGCGTCCACGACGTTGCCGACCGAGGAGATTGGCTGTGAAAGCGGGGCGTTCGGCATGATCACAGGTGCTTGTCGCACCACTCCGACTGGACTGATTCGTACTTCTGGCCGCTCCGCTGGCACTCCAGCAGGATTTCTCGCGAGCGGGCCACCCAATTGGTCGAAAACTCGGCGATGTCTCGCCCGGTAGCTTCTGCACAGTCGCGTAGCTCGGACTTCATCCGCTCGCCCATCTGGTCGATCCAGGCGACGACCTTCTCCGGCTTGCTCCGGCGGTCGAAGATGCCGTCGATCTCCAGGCCAGCGAGCCGACGGACGTTCGTCATGAACAAGACCTCAAACAGGTCCGGCGCCGAACGCTTGGCCGGTTCTTTGGCCGGCGGTTCGGCCTGATCCGCGGCCGGCTTCTCGCCGGGGATGGCCGGTTCTTTGGCCGGTTCGGGCTTGAGCAGGTCGGTGAGCTTCTGGCCCGTGGGGTTGGCGGCGGTGAACGCTTCAAGCAGGGCCATGTTGACCTGCACGAACCGCTTCTTGCCGTCCTCGCCCTCCAGCGGGTTCATCCCGATGGAGGCCCGAAGCTCGTTGACGTCGAGCGCCCCCATGTTGAAGAACTCGCGGGCGTGCTTCGCCTTTGCCTCATAGTCGCCTGCCATCAGGGCATTGAGGTCGAAGCCGACGAAGAACGTCTTGTCGTCTACGACGAGGTCGCGGCGGCAGGCCATCTCGATGCGGCGGCACCACGGAATGAGCGAGAACGTTACGAAGTCGATGGCCGACTGCTCGACCGTGTTGTAGCGCACGTTCGACATATCGCCGAGGAGATGACCCGGCACGCGGTAGATTCGCGCGCACTCCTCGACGCTAAATCTTCGCGTCTCAAGAAGCTGGGCGGTAGCGTTGTTGATCTCCTCCGGCCGCTTCTTGAATCCATACGGGATCACGACGGTCGAATAGGCGTTCTTCGGCCCCTGGAGCATCTCATTCCACTGATCTTTGAATCGCCGCAGCACCTCGGGCTTGTGGGGCTGATCCGTCTCAAAGACGGCGCCACCGCGGGCGCTGTTCCCGAAGAACGCCGAGGAGTGAAGCTCTGCCGCCCTGGCAAGTCCGATGGCCTCGCGGGAGAGGGTCACGGGCACATAGCCGGTCACGCCGTCGGAAGACAGCCACCGGATATGGAAAATCTGCTCCTGCCGATACTCGACGGGGTCGGGGTTCGGATTCAGCAGCGTCGGCGGGACTTGGTAGTAGTAGCGGAGCTTGCCGTTCTCCAGCCTCTTGACCGTCATCCGCGAGGCGTGGAGGGGCTCCAGCTTGTCGACGGCGCCGTTCGGGCCGGGGATGATCTTGCTGAAGGCGTTGCCCCAGAGGAGCAACTGGCTCATCATCCACTCTTTCCACTCAAACGCCGTCATCCAGTCGTTGGTCTGGTAATGCAGCAGTTCGTGGAGGTGCTGGTCGTCGGCGATCTCCTTACCGCCGCCGGGGAGACGGCGGTAGAGGTTCATCGGCAGGCTGGCGATCGACTCCGACAGCACCCTGACGCAGGCGAGGACGGCGCTGCACTCCAGGCTCGTCTCGGGGCTGACGGTAATGCCGGACGTCGTCCGTCGGGTGTCACGAATCTCCTCAAAGATTCGGGCCAGATT